GCGCATACGACAGTGCTGTGAATTACGCATCCACCGCCGATCTTGGGTGGCTGGACTTTTAAGGACTAATCATGGCTGGACTACTTGACATTTTCGGCACTGGTGGAACTCAGACTCTTGGCTTGTTGGGCATGAGTCCAGAGGACATTCAGCGCAACCGTGATGACGCTCAAGCGCAAGCCTTGTATGGCTTGGCTGCTCGATTGTTCCAAGGTGGCAACACTGGTCAATCTATTGCTGAAGGCTTGCAGCAAGGCCAGAAGCTGTATTCGTCTGCAATGCAAAACCAACTGCAAGAGCAAGTGCAAGGCTTTCAGATGAAAGATTTGCTGGAGAAACGCAAACTTGAAAAAGAAGCCTTGGCTCGTCAAGCATTGGCAAACCGACTTCTTCCAAGCCTGATGCAACCAGACACTGCGGCAATTCCTGCCCAGATGGTTGAGGAAGATGGCCGTTACATGGGTGAGACTCCTGCTGTAGCTTCTAGGCCAGGTGGCATTAATCGGAATGTGTTTGAGATTTTGTCTTCCTCTCCTGAAGGACAAAAATCTTTGCTGAATTTTTCTAATTTGCAAAAGGCATTTGGTGGTGAACTTACCAATCTTGCTGAAGGCGCAAAATTAGTCCGTATCAATCCCTTCACAAATGAACAAGAGGTAGTTGCAACTGGTACGCCTAAAGACAAACCTATTCAGCGTTTGACTGGCGCTGAAAGCAATGCTGCCTTGCGATTGTTCCAAACAAACGATCCAATCGAATTGGCTAAGATCCCCGGAGCTATGGATAAGATTAGTGCTGAAGCAACAAGAGCCAGAAAAGATACTGCAACTGTTGTGTATCCGCCCGGCGCTTTGGCTCCAGACAAATCAACCGTAAAAGATTTGCAAACCTCATTGCTTGAATCTGGCTCTCGTCTTTCAATGTATAACCAGATTGAAAGTCAGTTCAAGCCAGAATATTTGCAGCCAAAGTTTAAGGCTGGTCAAGCATGGTCTGCGATCAAAGAAAAATCCGGTGCAAATCTTGCCCCAGAGGACAAACAGTCACTTGCACAGTTTTCTCAGTTCAAGCAGAACACTCTTAACAACTTGAGCCAGACAATTAAAGCACTTACTGGAGCCAGTATGGGTATTCAGGAAGCCGCCCGAATTGAAGCTGGGTTGCCAAGTGCTGGACAAGGAATTTTTGATGGCGATAGCCCTACAGAGTTCCAAGCAAAACTTAACAACACAATGAAAGAATTGCGGCTTGTTGAGGCCCGTAATGCTTATATCCTGAGAAAAGGTTTGTCGTTCAAAGATATACCTTTGGACAATGTTCCAAAACTTATCAATGATCGTGCTGCCGAGCTTGCAAAACAGTATCAAGTTGACTTGAAGAAGGCGACACCTACACAGATGAATGCAATCAAGCGCCAGCTTTCGGCTGAGTTTGGCATCTCTGCTGATTAAGGACTACTATGAGCGACTTTGATTTTGCCAGTGAACTTCTTGGAAGCAAACGGAAAAGAGAAGATGAAGCAGCGCCAACTGAGCAAGTTGATTTTGCATCTCAACTTATTTCTGGCCGCAGGGCGTTGACTCCTGAAGTTGGTGGTGGCCGCTTTCCCGGCTTGCAAGAAGCAATCACTGCAATCAGTTCGCCACAGATGGGCGCTGATGTTGGCACTGCGTTTGTTGGCGGCATCCCCACTGACAAGCAAGCAGCCATCAAGTTCTTTGCCGAGAAGCGTGGTTTGCCGACAAGCCGCTATCGCGTTGTTGATGGCGAGATTGCTTATCAAGCCGATGATGGCAAGTTTTACAAAGAGATTGCTGGCCCTGCTGCAACTGCCGCTTACTACGCACCAGATGTGATGGAAGCTGCTCCCGGCTTGATTGCTGGCACTGCCACTGCTCCATTGATGCTTGGCGGCCCATTGGGTATGGCAACGAGTGTCGGCATCACGGGTGGCACTGATGCAATGTCAAACTTGCTGCGACAACTGGTAAGTCAACAAGTTTCTGGGCAACAAGTCAGCCCCGGACAAGTTGCGCTGTCTGGTGCAATTGGTGGTGTTGCTCAATCAGTTCCGGGCATTGCAAGGGTTGCCACTGAGCGCAACTTGGTTCGTGACATTGCGACAATGAACAGGCCAGAGGCTTTGGCATTGATTAACAAGGCTAATCGTCAAGGTGTGTTTTTGACACCGGCTGAGATTACAAACCTGTCTTCTTTGATGGGCCAACAAAAGGTTGTGAGCAATCTGCCAGCGTCTACAAAGACAATGCAGACGATGTATCAGAATCGTGAAGTCAATCAGATTCGACCTGCTGTTGATAACTTCTTGGCAAACATCTCGCCTGTGTCTGATGTTGCTGAAGCTGGCGCACAAGGACAAAAGGCATTGCTGGACGCAAAGACAATGCTTGAGACTGAGCGCACTGCTGTCACTGAGCCTATTTACCGAGATGCATTTGCTCAGTCTGTGCCTGTTGATGTCTCTCCTGTTATTGGCAAGATTGACGATTACATCAAGACAGCAAAAGGCTCACAACGCTCTATGCTGTTGAAGATGAAAGATTTGCTCTATACCGACAAGCCGCGACTGAATGAAGCTGGTGATGTTGTCATGGAAAAGGCGCTGGATGATCGATTGCCAGCACTGCAAAACGCCAAGTTTGAAATTGACAAGATGTTTCGTGATGAAACATTTGGCTCAATGGACAAGAAGATTCAAGCGCAACTTACTTCATTGCAGCAAGAGTTGGTTGAGCAGATGGGCAAAGAGAACCCCGCTTACATTGAGGCAAACAAAGCATTCGCAGAGGCATCTAAGCCTTTAGATCAGTTTGCACAAAGCAAGGCTGGTTTGAGTCTGTCTGGAATCTCTACGGACAACCTTAACCAGTTCTCCAAGCGATTGTTTGAAAGCAACTCTGTTCCAGCCATTCGCTATGCAAAAGATCAAATCCAGAAAGCCAATCCAGATGCATGGGACGCTGTGACTCGTGCGTATATGCAGGATGTTTGGACTAACGCCAAGACACCCGCAAAGAATCAACGGGGCATGAAACTTGACACTGGCAACAGTTGGCAGAATATGCTTCTGGGTGACGAGAACACTCGTGCTGCTATTCGTGCCGCATTGTCTCCGCAGCAATACACTGCTCTCACTGATTTGGCTAGTGTTTTGGAAGCATCAGCAAGGGTTCAAAAACTTGGCTCTGACACTGCTTTTAACCAAGAAATCATCAAGCAAATGAAGCAACAAGCAAAGGGTGATCCTGTTGCTATGGCTGCTGGTGGCGTTGGAACATTGTTGCAGCCTCAGAATTGGGGCAAGATGGTTTCTGATTGGGCTGTTGAGCGCCGATTTGCTAATGATGCAGATAAAATTGCACAGATCATTACATCTCCTGATGGCATTAACAGACTGAAAGAGTTGCGTCAAATGTCACCAACATCTGCACAGCGATGGGCTTTGACTGCTCAACTGTTGAGCCGTTACGGAATTATTGAACAGAAGGATTAACCATGCCAAAAGTAAAAATCTCAGAATGGAGCGAAACTCCAGCAAATAACACCGACATTGATGGCATTAACATCGCTGAAGGTTGCGCTCCGAGTGGCATCAACAACGCCATTCGTGAGTTGATGTCTCAGGTCAAAGACCTGTACGCTGGCACAACTGGTGATGCAAGTGCTGTTGCTGGTGGCGGTACTGGTGCGACAACTGCTGCTCAAGCCAAGATCAACCTTGCTGTCGTGACTGCTGCAACTGGCTCTTCTATCATTGCAACTGGCAATACGGCAGAGCGTGACGGTACACCTGCCGCTGGCTACTTCCGATTCAACACCACACTGTCAAAGTTTGAGGGCTACAGCGGCACTGCTTGGGGTTCTGTTGGTGGTGGTGCAACTGGTGGCGGTACTGACGAAATCTTCATTGAAAACGGTCAGAACGTCACGACAAATTACACCATCCCAGCCACAAGAAATGCTATGAGTACCGGGCCAATCACGGTAAACTCAGGGGTGACGGTTACGGTTTCCAGCGGCTCACGCTGGGTGGTCCTTTAAGGGGTAAGACATGGCAATTGTTTTGAACGGAACAACGGGCATCACCAACGATGGTGGCTACACAGGTGACGGTGTAGTCTTTGCTGACACGACCCCTGCGAATACGCTGGTGACGACCACTGGCGGTAACGTAGGTATTGGGACGAGTTCGCCTTATGCTCCAAACGGCAAAAACTTAAACCTAAATGATGCTGGCGGAACAATTGCGCGTTTTACGCTTTCTGTTTCAGGGGCCAAATCATATTCAGTTAACAGCACCTCTGATAGTGCTCTGACTGTCTACGACAACACCGCTGGCGCAGAACGCGCCCGTATCGACTCCAGCGGTAGATTGCTTGTTGACTGCACAACTGAGCCTTTTTCTGTGGCTGGTATTGGTTTGTCTCCCGGAGGCGCGGGCTACTTTACGCGCTCTAGCGCAGCATCGATTTGGGCAAGTAGACTGACAACAACGGGTGACCTTATCGCCCTTGGTTACGCCGGTGTGCAGCGGGGGTCTATTAGCACCAACGGGTCCAGTATTTCCTACAACACCTCCTCAGACTACCGCTTGAAGAACACCATTGCACCAATGACAGGCGCATTGCAAAAGGTGGCACTGCTCAAACCTTGCACATACAAATGGAATGCGGACGGTGCTGACGGTCAAGGCTTCATTGCCCATGAGTTGGCCGAGGTTGTGCCTGATTGTGTTCAAGGCGAGAAAGACGCTGTAGACGCTGAAGGCAACCCTCAGTACCAAGGCATCGACACCAGCTTTTTGGTTGCCACTCTGACCGCAGCCATCCAAGAGCAGCAAGCCATCATCACCGCTTTGACCGCCCGAGTTGAAGCACTGGAAGGAACACAACCATGAGCCTCGTAAAAGTCCAAGGCAATGCCAGCGGCACAGGCATCTTCACGATTGCCAGCCCAAACGGCAACACTGACCGCACACTGACGCTGCCAGACAACACTGGCACGATTCTGACCACCGCAACACCGGGTGTGCCTGTGAACGGCCCTGCTTTTCAAGCACAAAAGTCTTCTACGCAATCAGTATCTGGGTCAACTACCACAAAAATTCAGATGAACTCTGAAATTTTTGATACTGCAAATTGCTATGACCCTTCTACTAACTATAGGTTTACGCCAAACGTAGCAGGGTATTACTGGATTTCTGGGTCATTGCGATGCAACTCAATGAGTGGAGAGTTTGCTTCTCTTGTTTATAAAAATGGCAGTGTGTATAAACAAGGCGTTACTTTTACATCTGGAACCATTGGTATTTCAGAAGCCAACATAATTATGTACTTAAACGGTAGCACAGATTATGTTGAGCTATATGTATATACAGCCAGCACTGTAACAATTGATAATTCCCCCAATGGAACATTATTCAGTGGTTTCCTTGCCCGGAGCGCAACATGACCTTGTACGAAAAAATCAAAGCCCTGTACCCTGAACTCACAGATCGTGACTTCACTACCGTCATTCGCTTGCAGAACGACTCTGACGGCAAAGGCGACTACATTGCTGCGTGGGATCACCCCACATTGCCCAAACCCACTCAGGAGCAGCTTGCATGAGCACTATTCGCGTAAACACAATCAATGACGCATCAGGCGGCAGCAATGCTGTCCTGTACGGCGTGGCAGCACCTGCGAACTCAATGGGGTTCTAATGTCTTTTGCACCTACCGCCCTTCTGGTCATGACGCACAACGTCACTGGCTTGAAGTATTTCTGCAAGACTTCAAAGCTGAAGAACATGCACTGGTACAAGGGCAGTGGCGTGTATTGGAAAAAGCACATGCGGGTTCACGGGCGCAACATCACTGCTGGCGTTCTTGGCGTGTACTTTGATAAGGACCGTTGTGTTGCCGCTGCCTTGAAGTTCAGTGAAGAAAACGACATTGTTGCCAGTGATGAATGGGCCAACTTCATTCCCGAAAACGGATTGAGTGGCGCAGGTTCTGGCGAATTGAACCACCGATATGGCAAGCAGCACCCAAACAAGGGTGGTACACGGCCTGACATGGTTGGTCGATTGGTTGGCCCACTGAATGGCATGTACGGCAAGCCAAGCCCAATGCGTGGGGTAGCAAAGCCAAAAGGCAAAGACAGTCCCCTATATGGGCGCAAACGCCCAGAAGGTGGTGGCAAACCATCACATCCGGTTATCAGATTGGACGATGGTGTTGAATTTGAATCTGTGGCAGCGGCTGGCAGGGCTTGTGGTGGATCAACATCTGGAATCAACAAGTGCTGCACAGGTAAGGCAAAATCTGCTCACGGTTTCCGTTGGGCTTACAAGGAGTTGAAATGAGTCAGGTTAATACGAATGCAATTTACGATGCGTCTGGAGGCCAGTCAGCCAAGCTGTACGGTGTTTCCATGCGTAATGGTGGCACAGCCTTTGTCAACCGCATCATCAACGGTGACATGGTGATTGACCAGCGTAATGCCGGGGCGAGTGTGACGATTGACCAAACAGCTAACATTTATGTGATGGATCGCTGGCGTTGTCGTGGTGAACTCGGTGACGGAGTGTTTACTTGCCAGCAGGACTCAACTGCTCCTACTGGTCAAGGGTTTAAAAACTCTGCAAAAATTACGGTAACAACTGCGGATGCCTCTATTGCTGCTGGTCAGATTTACGGCTTTCAGCAACTTATTGAGGGGTTTAATGTTGCAGATTTAGACTGGGGGACCGCTGCAGCGAAAACTGTGACGCTTTCTTTTTGGGTTCGATCAAGCCTGACGGGGACTTTTGGCGGGGCATTTTCTAATGGAGCCTTTGACCGTTCATACCCATTTACATACACAATTTCTTCGGCTAATACGTGGGAGCAAAAAATCGTCACGCTTGTCGGGGACACAACAGGCACTTGGGGATCAACTAACGGTTTGGGGATTCGCCTCAACTTTAATCTTGGTGTTGGTTCCACGTTCATCGGAACTGCTGGCGCATGGGCAGGGGCCAACTACCTCTCCGCAACTGGCGCAACAAACATCATTGCTACCAGCGGAGCCACCTTCTACATCACAGGCGTACAGCTTGAAGCTGGCAGCGTTGCTTCCCCGTTTGAAAGAATTGATTATGGTCGCCAATTGATTCAGTGCCAACGTTATTATATTAAGTACGGGGGTACAACCTACGCAAGACACGCTGTTGGTATTCACGCATCATCAATACAAGCTTATGCTCACGTAAATTTCCCAGTTGCAATGCGAGCCACTCCCTCTTTCAGTTCAGGCGGCGCATTTGGCACAGGAACGCCAGCGACGGTTACAAGTTTAGCGGTAGATGCAGGCGGAACAAACACATTAGTGGGGAACATTTCTATTGTTGAGACAGGAGCCACCGTAAACCAGCCAGTTGCACTGCAAAGTAACGGCGATTCATCGGCATTTACAGCATGGTCTTCGGAGTTATAAATGACAACATATAAATTGCAAAAAGACCAAAGCGGTCAGTTAAGTTCTGTGGTTCGCTCAGATGGCTGGAGTATTCCATTCGACCCCGCCAACACAGACTACGTCGAGTACCTTCGCTGGGTTGAGGCTGGCAACACGCCACTGCCTGCTGACAAGTAAAAACGGAGTTACGGATGACTACGATCAATGCGACAGAAGCACGACTGTCTACCCATGAAGAAGTCTGTGCTATCCGTTATGAACAGATCAATGCTCGGCTAAAGCGTCTTGAAGCGATTATGCTCAAGACTGCTGGCGTGATGCTGCTGTCTATGGGTGGCACAATCTTCTCTGCCGTTTGGATACTCAAGTGAAAGACTTTGCCGAGGCTTTTGTCGCGGCAGTCTTCATTGTTGGCATTGTTGTTTGGACGATCAGGGTGCTGATTGAGGTATTGAAATGATTGCAGAAATTGCTGCTGCCAATGCCGCTTTTGCGGTTATCAAAGGCGCTTTGGCCAACGGCAAAGAGCTGCACCAGCTCGGCTCAAGGGTCTTCGACTACTTTGACAACAAAGCCAAGATCCAAGAGAACGCAACCAAGAAGGGCAACAGCTCTGACCTTGAAGAGTTCATGGCGCTGGAGCGCCTCAAGCAGCAAGAAGAAGAGCTGCGCGAGCGCATGGTCTACGCTGGACGCCCTGGCATGTGGGATGACTGGGTCAAGTTCCAAGCCATAGCTGCCCGTAAACGCAGGGAGGCCAAAGAGGCCGCTGCCCGTGAAGCCCTAAGACGCAAGAAAGCCATTGCAAGGCTTACTGAATACATTGCGATGGGTATGGCTGCGGTTGTTCTTGCTGGGCTGATTATTTACGGGATCGTTTTATACATCAGGTATTTGCGATGAGTGACGAAAAGCTAAACGCCAACTCCACACTCGACAAGGTGCTTGGGTATGTAGACAGCCCATTCAAGCTGTTTGCCATCTTGGTGATGGGCGTGGTGGCTTTTACCGGCTATTTCCTGTGGCAGAACCAAGAGTTCATGTTTGATGCCTACAAAGAATCCAAGAAGCTGCCTGAGATAAACACCAGCCGAGCAGACGATGCCAGTTCAATGCTGTTCAAAAAAACTGGTGCAACCGTGGTCGCTGTCTTTAAGGTCAACCCATTGTTTGGCAGTAGAGTGCTTTACAGGGCGTACACCAAGGATGGCAGGGACAAGTCCGTGGAAGACATTGATGTTGGCCTGTTTAGCCAGAATGCGTCCAACAATGCTGACATTATCAAGCTGATGACCAACGAGATTCCTTGCGGCGAGTACCGATACGCTCAGTCTGAGGTGGGCCTGTGGTACATCGAAAAAGGTGTTGGGTTTACTTGCCGGGTAAGTGTCCCACCAGACAGCCACAGGTTTGTTGGACAGATCACCGTGGGCTGGACACAGCAGCCTGAAAACATTGAGCAAGTGAAATTCATGCTGGAGATCGCCAGCGCCATGCTAACCAAAAGGGGTAACTGATGTTTCCATTGACCGCATTACTTGAAGTGGGTGGCAAGCTGATTGACAAGCTAGTACCTGACCCAGAAGCCAAAGCCAAAGCACAGATGGAGTTGGCAAAGATGGCTCAAGATGGTGAGCTTGCCAAAATGGCTAATGACACCAAGTTGTTCGAGACTGAGCAAAACAACCTCACAGACCGCTTAAAAGCAGATATGTCATCTGACTCTTGGCTGTCCAAAAACATTCGCCCTATGACCCTCCTGTTGATTCTGGGAGGCTATTTCACATTTGCCATGATGTCTGCTTTCGATTACGACACAAACAGGTCGTATGTTGAGTTGCTTGGACAGTGGGGAATGCTGGTGATGTCGTTCTACTTTGGTGGGCGAACATTGGAAAAGATCATGGACATGAAATCTGACAAGAAAGACAAGGACGCAAAGTGATTACTGCTGAACAACTCAAAGAATTGCACATTGATGACGATTGGCTGGAGCCTTTGAATGAGGCTTTCCAACGCTATGAGATCAACACGCCTTTGCGGATGGCTGCTTTCATTGGTCAATGCGCCCATGAGTCTGGCAACTTCAAAACTCTGCAAGAGAACCTGAACTACAGCGCCGAGGGTCTGTGCCGTGTTTGGCCTTCACGCTTTCCAACGCTGGAAGCGGCTCAACCGTATCACCGCAATCCTGACAAGATCGCCAACAAGGTTTATGGTGGCCGTATGGGTAACGGTACTGAAGAAACAGGTGAAGGCAGCTTGTACAAGGGCCGAGGTCTCATCCAATTGACTGGCAAGGACAACTATACCCTTTGCGGGGATGCCTTGGGCATGGACTTCATTCACTCGCCTGATTTAGTCTTGGCTCCAAAGTATGCGGCACTTTCAGCGGCATGGTACTGGAACAAGCGTGGCCTGAACAAAGAGGCCGATGCAAAAGACTACACCGCCATGACCAAGAAGATCAATGGCGGCGTAATTGGCTTAGATGACCGTATCAAGCATATCAAGCACGCTTTGGATGTTCTAGGCGGTTGATTGGGATGTAGCAACAGGCTTCAGAAGCACTTGTCTCCACTAGCACTACAGGTGTTCTTTGGCCCATTTGCTGTTTTGCGTGGTTGATATACCGCTTGCAGTTGTGGCAATAGTGATCCGGGTGTTCAGGATCACATCTAGCAACATCAAACAGCAGCATCTTTGTATTCCAATTCAAGCAGCAGCTCTAGGTAATGGATTGCCTTTTTGATGTCGGCAGCACCATTCTTTTCTTTGTGGCGGGTGACATACTTGATGACGTTTCCTTCACAAAAACCCAGATCGTTTGCATGGATATAGACAATTGGCTGGATGCCTTTGTCTTTGTAGTGGTTGCCAAAAACTTGTTTATCAAGTGCTGATCCAGTTGCAGACACATACACAATGGTTGTACAGCCATGTTGCAAGCAATCATTTGCGGTTGTGCAAGTATCGCAAAGCATCACGACTCCTTTACAAAAACGCCATTGGGCATCAGAGTGCCTTTACGGTCTTTGATTTCGGCATAGGCTTGCTCTATGCAGGTCACCAAGTTGATGTCTTGCAAGGCGCAATAATTGACCAGACAGACCATCACATCACCAACGCCATCAATGATTCCTGCTTTGTCTTTCTTGATGGTGGCATCAGCTAACTCACCAAGTTCAGACATAGCCTTGAGAAGCTGCGTGTCAGGGGTTGCGTTCGGAATAATCTTCCGAGCCTCAGCCCACTGGATAATTTTCATTTCAACATCTGCGTAACTCATGGTTTTTCCTTGTAGGTGGGGCTTACTCGCTGCGTCTGCGCCGACCTTCATGGCTATGGGCCATGCGTCATCACGCAGCATCCGCTTTCAGCCCCGTTAATTAAAAAGGTGCGTCATCCATGTCATCAAACCCGCTGGAAGGCTTAGAAGCCTTTTTAACGGGCGCTGCGTCCTTTGGCTTGACTGACAGGCTCATAAACTTTTTACCCGTCTTCTCGCTCGTTTTAAGCCATCCTGACACCCAGAGGTCAACGCCATTGACGTTGAGGCTTCCTTTGTAGTCGGGATGATTGTCTTGTTGCTTGTCATCATTCTTAAAGATGGCTCCGCGATTGCTGTTGTCATATTGCATGATTATTCCTTTGCTTTCTTAATTTCACTTCTTACTTTGCTTGGAAGCATTGACCACAAAGCCGCTTCTTGATCGGCCTCTAGTTTCTCTGCTTTCACCCTCTCAAGACCTTGTTTTCCGTCCAAGGTCATGATTTCTTGCGCCAACTCTTGCAAATACTGTTGTTCTTCTTCTGGCAAAGACTCGGCAATGCCTTGAGTTGGCGTGATAACTACTTTTTTCTTTTCTTCAATTGGCTTGGATGAATCAAGGGCATCATGCTCAACGATTTCAAGCGCAGCAACCCACAAATACCTGCGTAGGTATGTCTGCACTGCCCCAAGGTTTTGCACCTCATGGCAGCCCTTTAAAGCGGCGCTAGACATGGGTGAAGATATGGTAATCACCTCTTCTGGCTTTTCCAAATTGATAATTCGCATATCAGCATATTCTTTGCTGAAGCTGATAACGCTTGTCAGGCCAACCTCATCAAAGATGCTCAAAGCTGGGATGATGAAGTCGCCAAGTTCAAAGTATTTGTAACCGGCAAACTTGTTGTGGCCTGACTTCTTCAGTTCAATGCCGTGGAACTTTTTCCGAGCAATGTTAAGTTTTTGATAGACATTCATTTTGATTCCTTGGTGTATTGAGGCGGGAACGGGATGTTAAACGCTTTGCAAAGTTCTTCCATCTTTGCCCAAGCTGTTGGGCTTTCCATGCCCATTGCGTACAGATCGTTTTCAGTCATACACGCTCCACTTTCTTTGCAAGCAGCCATTTGTCTCCAAGGAAACGAATAGACTTGATCCACTGGCGACAGTTGTGACGTTGTGTGCTGACTGGCACACCTTGAACGCAGAACAGGCTGCGTACTTGTTTTAGGGCTTGTGTGTTCATGGACTCTCCTAAGTTGTTGAGCCTCTATTGTTAACCCAAAAAACAATCATGTGTATTAGGACAAACCCTTATAGACACAACTTTTTTTTGGTGTAATCTTTGCGCTATGAACACACATGAACAACATGAATGTATGGCTGTCAAGCCGTTGCTAGACTATGCAACATCGCTTGTCGTGCAGTACACAAGCCCTGACGATGTGGAGGCGGCTACAAAGGCGCTTCTTGTTGTCAGCTTGGAACATCTTTTTAAAAGGAGAATCTACATTGAGCAAATCACTCGCTAAGTTGTTTTATCTTGAGCAACTACGCACCAACCCAAATCATCATCGTTTGATTGCTAACCGCATGACTGAACGCTTTGCTGTCAGTCCCGCACAGATCAGAGATGAGCTGGTGGATGAAGGGTACATTGCGCTGGACAAGGTTGTACGCATGGGAGAGACACGCAAGAACAACTACTTTTATGTCCTGACTGGCAAAAAGCTTGAACTCAGTCAAGAGCCTGAAAAGAAAGTTGTTTCTGTTGATTACTGGTCTTGCGGGACAAAAAAGTCAAAGGGAAATGCTTTTGATTTGTCAATGGCTAAGGGCTTGTTTAACAAGACAGAACTTGCGGCATCAGTAAACAAGGGCAAGCCCAACAACTACAACTCAACAGTGCAAATCATTGCATACAGCCGAGCATGACATACAAGACAGATCCAAGCATTCAGTGTGCTGGTAAAGACAAGCTGCCAACCAAGGAGCTGGCGCTGGTCATCGTTGGTCGCCGTAGAGATAACCCAATGGAGGCTTACCGCTGCGTTCATTGCGGCTACTTTCATGTAGGCCATGCAACGCCAAAGAAACGAGATTTCAAGAGGTCGCCAAAATGAGTAAAGGGTCTAGCCCTCGTCCGTTCTCTGTAACCGCAGAGGATTTTTCAGCCCGATGGGAAACCATCTTTTCTAAAGGAAAGTCAAATGTTAACAATGTTCAAGAAACCAGCAAGTCAGATGGCTCGGCTGAAGTTGATTCTGTCACGCAAGGAGGGAGCAA